CTCCGGGAGTTTCTATAGATTATTATGATCCCTTAGTTGAAGGAATACATTATGTGGGTGCAGGTAATCCTGGCGAGGCGATAGAGAAAATGAAAACAATTAGTAAAACTAAATGGGAAGAAATGTCAAATAACTGTATAGAGTGGTTTGAGAAAAATTGCTCTATCGAGGGATCATTCAAAACTACAGTTTCTGTCATAGAGAATGATGGGTAAAACACATGAAAACGAATGAAAACATTATAATGGATCCTATACATATTATATGATAACACAATGAAAAGAGATTATTATGAATTTAATTGACGAGAGCATTTTAGATGAAATAAAAGAAAACTGGGTCCAGAGACATTTCGATGAGCAACAAAGAGATTTATTCATAGAGACTCTTCACGGCAGGGATGTAAAATACTGCTTAGAAACAGGATTTTGCACGGGATCAAGTTCTGCCACAGTTTTAGCAACTGTTAAGCCTGAAAAGATGATTTCGGTTGGACTGGATCACAACAATATGAAAATCGCCGGTCAATTGACTGATCAGTATAATTTTCAACTGGTTGTTGGGGATAGCACTCGAATTTTGAATGATGAATTCATGAACAAAGAGTTTCCTAACGGTATTGACTTTTATCATGTAGATGGAGGTCATGAGGGATTAGTTCCTCTTCATGATTTGATCGCATGTGTCGATTAACTCAACGATAACTTTTTAATAATCGTGGATGATTTCCATTCGAAAAAATGCCCTTTACCCGATGGTGATGCTGCTGTGGAAACTTTCATTCAAAAGACAAACTTTAAATTGAAACCAGTTACCACTGAAAGCGGAAAGGGGATGGCTTTTATTACAGCATAAGCCAGTCCTAACTTGATTTGAATGTATTTTAAAATGATAAATTATTACGGAGTAATATTGTGATTGATATATCTTATGAAAAAAATCCAGAACTTTATTTTGATTATAAAAAAGGATTAGAGTTTCTTTCTCTTATCAAAGATGAAGATTATGAGTACCCAGAAGAAATTACTAATTTTCATGTTTATACAGAGGCAAAAGATGAAAAGGAATTAGAATCAATTCGATCCTATCTTGCGACTCAGAATTTAGAAAAAACCAAGTTGATTGTTTGGTCTAATTATGATATAAGTAAACAAGAAAATATGCAACCATATAAAGATCATCTAGATCTGAGAGTATATGACGATGTAGAATTAGCGAAGGGAACACCTTTAGAGGACAATAAAAAATATTTAAATGTTTATGATGACGAAAGACATTGGATGTCTAGCGGTGTTATGAGATTTTTAGTTCTCTATAAATTCGGTGGAATCTATATGGACATGGATATGATTCTTCTCCGAGATTTTAAGCCTATTCTCGATCAATCTTTTGCATATCAGTGGGGATCATCTGTGGATTTTGCAAAGAAAAAACGATGGGAAGCAGATTGTCACGGACCTTGTGCCGCAATGATGGGTTCTGTTAGAGGGGATTCGTATATTGAAAATTGCATGAATCAATTACTCATAACTGAAATTAGGCCAAGAACCACTTGTTTTGACGAGGACATGCTCGGATATGTTTATGATAAGAATCCATTTACCGTATTTCCTACCACATTTTTCAACACTGAGTGGCTTGTTAGTAAAACTGATCCTGAATTTAGAAAAGTTTTAGAATCTCCTGCTGGTTTTTCTAAAATACAGACAGAAAAAGACTTTCTCTTCCTTGACGCTTTTGCTTGGCATTGGCATCATTCTTCTGCTAAGGATCTGATAATAGAAAGTGGGTCTAAGTTTGATCTTCTACATAAAAGAAATGATTTAATATTAAAAGAAAAAGGTATTATATAAACACGGTGTTGTAAGAAGAAATTCAGTTTGTTCCAATCAATCGACTAGACTTTCTAGTTGTTATGGTTCAGATAAATTACATCTACATTACGGAGATGTTACTGATTTGTCATCTTTGATTACCATTATGAAAGATCATAAGTTCGACGAAGTTTACAATTTAGCAGCACAGTCGCATGTTAAAGTTAGTTTTGAAGTTCCGTTGAACACTTCGGAGATAACTGGACTTGGGTGTTTGAATGTTCTAGAGGCTTGTAGGCTCACATGCCCAGATGCTAGAATTTATCAAGCAAGTTCCTCTGAGATGTTTGGTAATGAAATTGATGATGACGGATTTCAGAGAGAAACTACAAGGATGTCTCCTGTAAGTCCGTACTCTTGCGCGAAAGTCTTTGCATATAATGTCTGCAAGAATTATCGAAATGCTTATGATATGTTTATCTCAAATGGAATTCTTTTTAATCACGAATCTCCTAGACGCGGTGAAAATTTTGTGAGTAGTAAAATTGTCGATGGTGTTCTTTCCATTGCTCTTGGGGAAAAATCAACTCTTGCTTTGGGTAATTTAGATGCAACCAGAGACTGGGGTCATGCAAAAGATTATGTCAGAGCCATGTGGTTAATATTACAGCATGATGTTCCTGATGATTTTGTTTGTTCAACTGGAAAATCTCATAGTGTTAGGGATATGTGTGAGTATGTCTTTTCTAAATTTGATATGAACTATGAAGATTATGTTGTCATAGATCCGAAGTACTTTAGACCAGAAGAGTTGAAAGATCTAAAGGGAGACTGTTCTAAGTTAAAAACCACTCTTGACTGGAAACCAGAATATTCATTTGAAGACTTATTGGATGAAATGATTTTGGGTAGCACTAAATATCACGAATTAGAAGATCGTGAACTCGTATAGATACTCAAAAGGATTTTAAATTATGAAACCAGAAAAACCAAGAATTACCCTGTGCATGATTGTCAAAGACGAAACTCATGTGATCGAAAGATGTCTAAGATCTGCCGCACCTTTCATTGATCGTTATGACATAACCGACACGGGATCTACTGACGGAACTCAAGATTTAATTAAAAAGACTATGGATGAATTAGGTGTTCCGGGAACAGTTCATCAGTCTGATTGGAAGGGGTTCGGAGATCATAACGGTCAAATGGGATCTCGTAGTGAGTCTTTGAGAAACGCAGAAACTAGCGACTGTGATTTTGCATGGGTTATTGATGCGGATGATTCGTTGGAAAGCGGAGAAATCATTGTTCCAAACGATCTT